TTGACTTCGACAGATTCCACACCGACGGCGCCACAGCGCCATGCCATTCCCCCGGGAGCCGGGGCACTGTTCTTTATCCAAATCTTCGCCACGCTGGGTTTTGCCGTGCTGTACTCGACGTTGGTACTGTACGCCACCAAGCGTTTGGGCTTCAGCGAAACTAACGCCAACGCCATGATGGGCGTGTTCGGGGCGTTCAACTACGGCTTGCATATGTTTGGCGGCTATCTGGGTGGGCGTTTCCTCAGTGTTGCGCGTCGCGAAAAATGAAAAATTGATTCATGAAAAATGAGAACAGGCGGATTGCGCCCATTCCCATAATAAGTGAACCACTTTGAGATGAATAATACGCACTTCCGTGCGCATCCCACCCCCTTAGACTGGAATCCCCCTGCGCCCGTAATAACCATGGAAATACGTGTAAACCTCCATTAGTTCCTCATCGCTTAGCACCCGATCATAAATCAATGAAGCATAGTTGAGATGCTTAGGTGAGCCTTCAACATTGCTTTGGCCGATGAGATATGTGCGGGCCGGGTTGGCGAACGAGACGATTGGGGAGCCTGGCGTTAAGCTTTTCACCTGGTCGTTGGTCAAATCACCGATTGTTAGCCCATTCCCCTTGTCGCGGCCGTGGAAGAACGCAGGGTTACGGTTTGTGCTTCGTGTATTCACCCCCACGCTGTAAGCGTTGTTAAACGGGTTTCCACTGGAGTCGGTACCTTTGTAATGCGAATACATGTAGAGCGCTGCCGGTGCGTTACCTTGCATCAACAGTGATTTACCCGCATCGGTGACACCGTTGAAGCTTGAGATAAAGAAACAGCGGCTGGTGGCTGTCGACTCTGTGTTATTCGCGATAGCAATTAGTGTGGCTTTTTCGCTAGTCGGCACCCGAGTATCTAGATAATTATTGGTCGAGAATTCAAAGGCTTCTCCTTTTTGCGTTGGGTTTCCACGGGCAATCGCAGGTGCGCCCCCCGGTGCCAGGTTGGCAGTCAGATTGCCACGGCCAAAGATATTGGCGTATTTCAGTCCATCCACTGTGAATGGAGGATTCCAGCCATCAGGACGCACGATAGACGCGCCTGACACGTTTGATTTAAGCACCATAACCATGGTTATTCTCCAATCTCAATCGGTTCGCAAAATTGCACCGATGGGTTGTTAAGGGGGTAAGGTTTGCCGACCAGTTCAGCTATATTTTCATCCGCAGCTTGGTTCGAATCTGCGTGATATTCGTAGTTTGCCAGCGACGCGAAGCTGTCACTGTCAAAGACATTCCCATTGCCGTTATGGGTAGCCTTATCGCCATACCAGAGCTTTGCCGCGCCTACAGGCACCGTCGCCAGGGTAATTTTGATAATGGTGTCAGCGGCTATTTCCACCGACTCGATAGGCACTGTTCCAACGCTGTCTTTGACCAGAAAGCCTTTGTCCGCGTACATCGTCGGCACACGTCCTACATAAGACGGGCGGAATTGCAGTGGAGGGCTAGGGACGTGATACAGCACATAGACTACCCGACCAATACGGATGATGCGGATGGGGCCGAGCGCCTCCCAGCCTTGCCCCTCGTTCAGCACGCGATGCATCACCTTGGCAAATTGCATATCCATCCAGCGGTAACCGTTACTGGTAAGGTGACCGCCTTTATCCGGGAATGGGTACGCCGGGGTGACCAGGTAAGCGTTTGGCGTCTCTTTACAGAACTCCCACTGTGCCATCCCGATCCCCAGTTCGTAGGTATCAACGGTATACCCGCCACCGGTCTGGTACATAAAAATGGCTGGGGGCGATTTTTGACCGGCAACACCATAGGCCATATCGTCGGTCATGTTCTTTTGTAGCAGTGTATCCAGCTTTCCACGGTATCCGACCTTGGTCTGCACACCACCGCGCGTGCCGTTGTAGTTCCACTCGCCCTGGATGAATATAAAGGCTGCAATGGCATAGCTGACGCCCATTTGGTCAGCGATGGCCTTGACCTGCTTCACCGCCTGGAGGGGGCGCTGGTACAATTCAGGGTTTCTTCCCTTGGACAGTTCTTCGATGGTACGCCCATTCACGCCAGTGCTGGACACCACGAAGCGCCGCGCAGGATCCCGCTCGAGGCAATTCTTTTGCAGCCATAGCTTGCGCAGGAAATTGCCCAGGGCTGCGCCGCCTTCGCCTTCATTGCTCGCATTAAAGGCCAATACGTTACTTTCTGCGGCTGTGAGGACTTCACTACCATCCCCCGACTGCACCACAGCCTTCAGCGGTTTCAGTGCGGCCTCTCCGACCGGCACGAACTCGGCGGCAGTGCGACTGTTCGGGCGAACACTGTCACCCAACATCAGATTATCGTAACCGTCGATAGGGTCATTACTGAGGGATGGATGGCCTTCCTGCTGCGTGCCAAGGCTTTGGCTGTAGATCAACAGATGGTTCAGGGCAGACACCAGTCGTTGAATATCGGCGTTGTAGCGGTCACGCACCGACTGCGAATAGGCCTTGTTCTGCGCGTCGTACGCCACCAAATCGAACTCGCTTACGCCGCTATTTCCGCCACCTATCGGGTTACCGTCGATGTCGATGATGTCTTTAAAAAAGCCGTCCATATCCTGAATACGCAGCCAGGCATTAGTTGTGTGGTCGGTGGCGAATTTTCCGTAGCCCTGTAAGGCTTCGGGTGCGACCACGCCATGGTCGTCGATGATTTGAATCTGGAAGGCGTCCGGGTCTTGGTATCTTAATGCGCCTTTACCTTCAGACTGGAAAAGGGACAAGTCCTCCAGGAACATTCCACCCGGAGCCAACAGCGATTTAAGGGTGCCAAAAACCCCGTTTGAATAGAGACGCCAGAGGGAAAAATCATCAGCGTCAACCAAGTCATGAGTGACGTCCGCGTTGATATCAGCCTGGCGGATCATGTCCGCGATGGACTGCACAAATTCGCCACTCGGCAACGTTTTGCCGAGATACACCGGGGTGCCGTTGACGTTCTTGTACAGCGTGTAAACAAGCTTATCGTTTGGCGACAGGACGTTGTAGTAATACCCGTTTGGTACGCCGCCAATCGGGTCTACGCCTTCCTCCGGCGTGTCGTAAATCTTGCCAGTCTCACGCATCCGAATGATGGCCGTGGCAATCTGGTTGAGCTTGCCTTTCTCGGGCGTGATGTTGGCCGCCTTCAGGATATTCAGCATCTCGGACTGAATGATATTGAACCAGGACGCCCCCGGCCAGGTGGCCTTATCTTTTTCTTCGGTGAAGAACAGCGTTTGATCGCTTAATACCTCACCGACGTCGGGCATTTTGGTGACGCCGCTTTTATTATCAATATGGAACATAGAATGACCCTTACGGTTTCACCGGCCAGTTAATATCTGGTGCATCGTCGGCGTTAATACGCATGAGCAAGACGCGATATTCAGACCAGACATCGAATTTGAGCTTCTCATCCTCGGTTGCCATGCCGAACTTGATGGCGTCCGACAATGTCCCGATCACCTCATTGGCCTCGATCCAAAGCTGATTCTTTTTGGCCCTGGCATCGGCAACCTGCTGCGCCTTCAGTTCCTGCGTGTTGGTAACCCAGGCACCATCAACCCATTCGTCATAAGGGGTTGCAGGACGGGCAAATGTATACTCCTCGGCCAGTGGCCCGAGGTCAGTCACGGTAATGGCGGTGCCGTTCTTTTTCACGTAGGCAGTTTGCCCCCGGAAATCTTCCAGGTAAGTCCATTCGAGGCCATTGAAGTAGACCGCATAACCGGTTTTATTTTCGGGAGGCGCTTCCATTGTGCAGTCAGGCTGTAGAGTGAAATACGCATCAGGGACGATATAAACTGTCCCATAACGGTCATAATATTTTTTGCCCGTATTATCAGGGATAACCTGCCATTGGTCGTCCTGGTAAATAACCACGTGACCGGCTTCTTTTTTTGGTGGCTCAATATATATGGCATCATCAGGAATAATTTCCGCCACCGACAGCACCACTTTGCCCACGCCATATTTATTCCAGTAACGCACGCCGCGATTATCTTTCACGTAATCCCAGTTCGTGCCGTTCCACATGCCGGTATTCCCTTCGGTCGGTTTGCACTCCACCGTCGTGGTATTGGCAGGCAGCCCGGTTCCAGCAGGCACCATCATCAGGCCACTGCCGATAAACACGCCGATGTTGTCGAAGTGGTAGACCCACAATGCCTGGTCGGTTTCGGAGAAAGAGAAATTACCCATTAAGCGAGCCTCACGATGTAATTAAATGCAATGTTTTTAACCGTTGTTTCTGGGTTGCCATCAGCAAGTACACGCCCGTTATGGCCATGCCAGCCTAAAACGATATTGTGCAAATGCTGTCCGGCCCAACTGGTCATGTTTTTGCTGTAGTCGCCGGTGTTATCCGTACCGGTATAAAATGGCGCGTAAACTGCCCCAGGTGCTGCAACACCACCTTGGTGGTCATGACCTGGATCCGTTGATGTTTCCTTAGTCCCCAAGTCTGTACCGTCGATTTCTAAGCCGTGAGCGTGGTATTTATTGCCGTCCGCTTCATAACTCAACAATGCCCTGTTGGCCGCTGGTAATGCCTTGATTGTCTGTCCCCGCAGATCGGGAATGACCAGGCCGGGATAAGCCAACGCCAGCTTCGGATAAGCTACACCATCGAAGGGCTGTCCTAGCATCAACCCAAATCCGGACGGGGCTGAAGAACCTGGCCACGGGTAAGGGATGCCCACAGGCATCATGTAGTCAGAGGACATCAGTCGTATGGACTGGGCGAATTGGTCGAGCTGGCTTTTGTTTGGCGCTATACCTGCCAGCTTCAGTACATTAAGCATTTCAGCTTGAATTATGTTGAACCAATCGCTACCAGGGTAAGTTGGCTCAACGCCTTCACCGCCTTCAGTAAACCATCGCGACTGCGCGAATAATTGCTGGTGAACCGGTGGCATTACTGCCGCACTGCTGGCGTTGTCAATATGGAACATTAATTCACCTCAAAGATATATTCGTAACCCGTACCGGCCAGGCGATATTTTGTTAATACGCATTCCAGCATTTGGGTGTGATATTCAATTAACGGCGTCAATACATCCTCAATAACCGTGAATCTGGTTACCGGAGTATCCTTGACCGTAATGACCAATAAAAACCGGTAGCGCTTCGGGTAAATCCTGGCCATGCAATTACGTAGGCAGTGATGCGGCAATACTTGCTTCACCTCTATAGTGAATCCCAGTGCGGTGGCGACGTTTTCTATCTGCCAGGGAGCAAGTCCGCCTTTCCGGTGGTATTTCTCAACCACGGCCTTTCTGCGAGTTAGGAAGTCATCATTGGGAATATTGCATTCCGGCAATCCCAAATAGTTTTCCCACTCGGGTAGCAGTTGCACGGTAGTTTCCGGTCGCATTTCTGCCAGCAATAAATCCGCGTTGATTTCAAGGCGATTTAAACGGTGACTAACACCCTTTATAAGTGCCGTTAAATCTGCGGTTTCATCCCGTGGCCAGGCACGGCCACGAGGCATATTTTGCTGAAGAACGTCTTGCCATTCCGTTACGCTGTGAGCCATGTAACATCCCCAATGGTAATCAGCTCACCGCTGGCGCTGGTGATGTCGCTGTTAATATCCAGGGTGTAATCCGTCACGCCGGTTGCTGTACCAATGGCCGTGCGCAGGCTTGATAACAGCAACGTCGAACCCGGTGACAGCGTTCTTTGCAGTGCGTTGAGGTTGGCCAGCGTGGCGCTGCGCGTCTCTGCTGAATCCGGTACCAGCTTAATGGCTGGTGTAATTGGCTTAAGCGTCAGCGAGATGATCCACACCTCAATGCCACCAGGCTTACCCACAAAATTACCCGTCGCCGGGTCTGCATGGCGGAACAGATATTCATTCATCGCAGCCCTGTCAGCAGCAGTGGGTGTGATATCGGGACGGCTATCGTAAACCCATGCCAGGCCAACGGTGGCCGGGCCGTGCCAGGAATCCCACGCCCAAGCGCGGCTAACACCTGCCATTTCCCGCGACCAAATAACGTAATCGTGGACAGCACCACCGACTGGCGGGTTGCGTTTGCGGAATAACAGACGGTCTAGCAGCTCGCTGATCGGCTCAATATCAGTGCCGCCCTTAAGGCCATTGCCGTCAACAACGCCAGTACTGTCCACCCCAGGAATAGGAGAAACCAGGGTTAATTGGGTGTCAGCATCAAGATTGCTCGCTGCGCCAACGTCGTCGGCTTGCACCGTCACGGTTTGCACGTTATTCACCGTGTTCACACTCTTGATGACGTGAAAGCCGTAGCCTGTGCGGGACTGCATTTCCGTGTTGAGCGGTAGCGGGCTGGAGCCTTTGAAAATGGCATTGCCAGTGGTGTACGTCGCGGCTTTGCGGATTACACCTTCCTGGTTCGCTGTGTCGATGATGGTCTGGTCATCCGATTTCAAAGATGGCACCACTTGGTCGGCAATCCAAGACTGATAATCGTAGACGTCTCGCACTGCGCCACTGAATGAGGTATTGATTGCCCGTTCAACACCAATGGGCGGTAATTTCTCATCCAGTTCAATTTCAATATCTTGCTCACCAGTTTTAATTAATTGGCGAAGAGTTGGCACATTAAATGGCATTTTCTAAAGCCTCCCAGCGTTTTTTAATTTCTACGGTTAATGCTGATTTTCCTGGGCGAGCTAATACAACGGAAAACGAAATCCAATTAGGCTGGGGAATAATTGCGGTGACCTGGGCGGTTTTTGCATAGCCCGCATTAATTAGCGGTTGCATGGCTAATCGGGCGTAATTCTCTACGAGTAGGCGAACAGACTCGGTGAGCTTCTCGCGTTCGAGTAGCCACAACCGTGAACCCCATTCGTCATCGCTGAAGGAATCACCCGGCCAACCGCGACGGTCATCAGTCCCATCAGGGATGATGTCGCTTTCTTTGGCTCGGGCATCGGTGAAAAGACAAATCAGCACTAAAGTAACAAGGCCCTCGTCAGACGAGAGGCCATTGTTGGTTACTTCGATATCACCGCCTTGGGGGTGGTGCCAATTTATTCTGGTGGTCATAACGGCTCTGTTGTATTAGCACCGTCGCCATCCTTGTGAATGTGGTCGAGGAAACTTTTTCCCTTAACCTGAATATCTTCACTGAAGTTGGTGGGGCCGGTGACATTAATAAGTTTACTCACAATGTCACAGGATTCTTCAGCAACCAGATTAACCGTTTTCCCTCTTATTTCTATTGCGCCATCTTTCTTGAGGGTGATGGTATGGCCCTCACTGTGATACACGCAAACATCGCCGGGGTCTAGCCCTTTAGGCCGTGATTTCTTGTCCTCGACGGCGATGGCCACCAGTCCAGAACGTCGACCTCCGACCGCTATCACGATGGCCTCAGAGCCTGCGGGCGGTACGGACGTTAACCCGTAATTCTGGAACCGTTCTACGTCGTCATTTGTCTCATCTGCCAGGCTTTGTACCTGCAAGTTTTGCCGTCCCAGGCTATCAGTCACAATGCGCACCACGGCACGGTCTACCATTAGGCGCAATCGGCGACTCATGGCGGTAATCGAGCGGGCTATATTTTCGGTTTTTAATCCCATGTAACCCCCAGGCTGGCTGTTTTCTTGCCTTTTCCTTTCTTGCCCTTGGCTTTTTCCGCTGGCATATCCATTGATTCAGGTGGCACCAGTGTTAACACAGTAATGCGGCCATTTTCATCGTGTGAAAACGACACGGTTTTAATCAGCCAGGTCACCTTCAATTGCTGAATTGGATCATCAATTGGCACCAGTAAATTGGTCTGCCAGAGTGGCCCGGTCTCGCCGTTCTCACGCCAACCAGCCACAGTGATATCCGTCGCGTTCGCTTCACCCATAGCACTGGCCTTGTACCACTCACCACGAGCACTGGCTCCGCCTACGGTCAGATTGTCCTCGTTCACCAGGATTTTGGGGCGGTAGCGCGTAATCTCAGCATCCGTGATAACCACCTGGCGACCACCGATCACTTTGACTGGCTGGTCATCCCAGGTTGAACCACCGGCAGCAGCGGAACCTTTCACAATGTATTGACTTGCTCGCTCACGCCAACTGAAGCGGCCACGTGCTGCAAGGATGTTTTGACCAAGTACCAGCGCCACGCTGGCGCGTTTAGTGGATGCGCGGGTGATAACCAACCGCCCCCAGGCATCAGACGTCATCAAAACACCGCGCTGTTTGGCCAGTCTATCCAGCAGTTCAAACCCGGTTTCTCCCTGTTCCAGAGTGACGCCGCTGAAGGTATCACCAGTGTCCGCCTCTGTGATGACCTGGATGTTGTAGGGCTTGCAGATAGCAGCAGCAATTTGCTCCAGTTTTTGGCCTCGCCATTGCCCAGATTTATCCACCACTGAGCTGTCAACCAAATCTCCGGTCTTATCCCGGCCCAGCACGCGTAATGACACGTTCCTGTCATCGTAGCTGGGAATAAAGTCATCGATGTAGCCCGTTAACGTTCGTTCCTGGCCGATATTGACGATGCACGCCATGCCTGGCTTGATGGATCGCGGCGCAGCCTGTGACCATTGAGCGGTCACCGCCAGGTCAAATTCACCGGCGATACTGTCCAGGCTGCGGTTAATAGTCATTGCTGTCCAACCGCCCCAGATTTTCCCGTCAACGTTGAGGGTTAGCTCCTCACTCATTCCCGATCACCTCAATGGTTTGTGACGGCAGAATAAACGCCGGATAACGCAGCCTATTGCGTAATACCAAGCTATCGCGCTTCTCAGCGTTACCCAACTCGCGCCAGGCTAACAACATCACTGGCGTGGTTTGAGATGGTGATATGCGGCGCAGCTCCGGGAGCTGAACACTGCGAATGCGGACATCGTTGACCACTGCAAACCGTAAGGCACGCAGTGAACGCCACAGATCACGTTGTCCGGATTCAACGGCGATGCTGGCTTGATCTCCCAGCAGTTCAGCAAGTTGATCACCGGCGTTTTGGGCCTCCTGGCTGGTTTCAAACGTTGCAGTAGCTACGGTTTCGGCTTTCGCTACCAGGGCGGCAGTCACCACTAACAACCTGAAATCATCAATGTTAGTGCGCATCTCATCGGTAATATCGACCAGGGCCGTGGGTGTGACACTGCTTGCAAAGCCGGTAGAGGCATTCACCGCCACATTATCCGCCAAAGATTTGGTTGCAGACTGTGCGGCGCGGTCTCCGTCCCATTTATCGCGGAGCTGGTCATAGACACGCAGCGCCCACGGTGGCTCAGTCACAAGGTCTTTCATGTCGCTGATAAGGTCTGTGATATCTCGGATCAGTTCACCAGGCTTGGCCACGATAATCCCGGCCAGGTCTTTGAATCGGTTTAGTCTGTCCATCCACTCATTGAGTGCATCCGGCAAGGTTGGGAGGTTAGCCACCAGCCCTTGCATATCGTCCAGCAAGGTATCAACCATGCTGCCCAGGCCATCTATTGCCGCAAAGTAATCACCATTGGCCAAAGCCTCTTTAACCTGGTCGGCAGCACTCAAGGTGGTGGCGGTGGTGTCTTCCTGCTGGGAAGGAAACAATTGCTGGCCAGCCTCAAATACTTCAAAGCTGATGTAAGCAATACCACCATCTTGCGTACTCAGGCGGTGGGTTACCTTGCCCGCCTGAACCTGCTGCACCCCATACCACGGGTGGACAAGTTCTCCAGGCCCTGGCGTATTGAGAGCGGCCAGAAGCTTGTTCAATTTATCCAGGTAATCGGCCCCCAGAAGGATGCCGCTAATTTGCTGCTGGGTCAGCTCTGCACCATTATCTTCTGTCCACCCTACGTTCTTTCGTGGGTAGGCATGAGGGATGGCACGACGGCCACTGGTGCCTTCGACGTCCTCAAGATAAAATGCTGCCCCACGGAATGAGGCTTCATGTAAGTCTTCCCACTTGGCCATCAATCTTGCTCCACGTTACGCACGCCGCTGCTGGCGCTCATTGTCACGCCTGGCGTGCTGACATTGACCTTGCTCACTTGCACCCGGTCATCTTTAACCGTGACTTCAATGTTGCCCTGAAGCTGCTGGGGAACCATTGGATATGCGCTGCCCTGATTTTGTGGCTGAAGTGATGCCCATGGTGATGGGTCTTGATAGGCCGGTGCAGAAGTCATCCAGTCCTTGATCTCTTGCCATACGGAACCCACAGACACCGGCGCAGGCAAAGCGGATTTATCCACGGACTCATCAACCCAATTTCGGAACGCAGAACCTTTGGCCCATTCTCCGGCACCGGTTGTGTCGTACAAGGTTTTCGCGCCATAGTCAGCCAACTCGGTCATGCCATAGACCATGCCCGCACCGCCAATCGCACGCCCGGCCAGCCCCCAAAATCCCTTCGATGCCGTGCTAGCGCCTGCGGCTGCGGCACCGCTCCCCGCAGCACCTGGCGCACCTTTCCCGGCAGCGCCTGCTAATCCGCCAGCCCCCATATTGACGACATAAACCGGCATCACACCGGAGCCAAAGGCGTCGGTCACGTCTTTGGGAACGCCTTTTTTCCCTGGTTTCAGGAAGTCATAGGCACCTTTGCCAATCTTAAAGGCTTTGCGGGCAATCAGCAGACCGCCCGTAGCAATCGCAACGTTCTTGCCTATTTCCAGCCAGTTCTGGACGGTAGACTGGTCTACGGAGTTCAGCGCATCAGCCAGCTCCTGCACCGGTTTGGCCAGGTTGGCATTCGCGAATTTCTCACCGGTGGTCGTCAGGCTTTGAATTGCGGATGTGAAGTCTTGCCCTGCATACTTGGCATCACCTTCAATGCTGCTACCGTCAGCAGTAACCCCCATAAACCGACGCAAATTTTCCATCCCTGATTTGCTGGATACGCCAGAGATCAAGTCCAGGCTGGTCTGGGTGAAGCCAACTTGTTGCAACTCACCAATTTGACCTTGGCCTCCTTTTTTAGCGCCACCAGCCTTAGATTTCCTGGCTATCTCGTCAAGTAGCTCCGGCAATGGCCGTAATCTTCCTGCGCTATCTTTGACGTTTACACCTTTGTATTTAAGATTTTTTACTACCTTGGGGTTCTGAATCTCACGGATGAAGTTTTCCACCAGTGTGGCGGCTGTGTCGCGGTTCCCGGTGGCCCCGATCGCAGATTCCAACAACACGCCAACATCTTTGATGCCCTTAACACCAACACCACCAGCCGCCGCATAGAGCGACAGGGCTGGTGTGGCTTTTTCTGCCAGGTCTTTCAACTCAAACGCACCTTCCTTGCCCAGCTTGTTCAACACATCCATAGCCAGAAAGCCGTTCTTACCGTCGGTGATGCCATACTTTTTGAACTCGGCAAACAGCCCGCCGATAGACGCCCCGGAACTACCGGTACCGGCGATGGTTGCCGCCAATCCTTTCAGGTTTTTTAGCCCAAACTCCATATCACCTGTGCGGGCGTTGATTTCCTCCAGTGCGGCGACGACTTCACTGCTGTCTACTTTGAACGCAATAGACACATCCTGGACGTCGTTGAAGATAGCGCCCATCTCCGAGCGTGTTTTGTCGGCTGAAATTCCCAGGCGAGTTAGCCGGCGATCGACGGTGGCGTAATTACGTAAAATCGCGCCACCGGCAAAGCCCGCTATAGCTGTAGTATATCGATTGCCAAGACTGTCCAGCCCGCGCCCAGCCGCTGCTGTGGTTGCCTTGACCACTGACATGGCCCGTTCGTTACGACGGGCAAAATCAGTCATGTTGGCACCATACTGGCGGGCCTTGGCCGTAAGATTGCCCGCCAGATTGATGATAATTTCAGTGTCGAGGCGCTTGGCCATGCTGCTTCCTCAGTTGTTCGGTGATGCGGAACAGTTGCCGCAATGGCAACTGTTCCAGGTACGACACGCTGAACCGCGCAGAAAGGTTGACGAAAAGGTTACTGAACGCCGTCGCCAGCGGCATCAGTTCGCCCCCGCTGGGCGATCCCCCGAATTAATTCATCCAGGCTCTCGGCTTTCTGGTTGAGTAGTTCCAAGTCCTCCGGGTGAAGTTGGCCCAGGTGCTTGAGTGACAGCGGCCCAGGCAAAATACCCAACTGGGATACCTGGCGGCGCAGCAGTTCCAGGCCATAGAGGACTTCGGATACATACGCTACGGCCTTGCCGTTCTCGCCTATGACCACACGCTCAGCCGCCAGTTGCGAATCGATAATGTCCTGGCCGGACAGCTCACGCAGCTCGACGTTGAGGTTTTTCGTTTCATCGTCGGTGCCTTTGCCTGTGAGCAGGCCATGTTTCAACTCAAAATTGACTTTGGCCATGGCTTATACCTTCACGCATTTGGTGCCGAGGAACGTGACACTGATCTGGCCATTGTCTTCGCTCAGCTCTGCCGGGTTTTCTGCGGCTGCGCCGGTCATCATGTAGCTCAGACCATTGTCGCCTTCGAACATCACCGTGACGTTCTCCCAGTTGCTGATCTCGATAACGTCCATATCCTCTGCCGCCGCGATGGTGAGCTGGATGGATGGTGCGGCCATCTTGCGGGAGGTTCCCCAATGCTTCCCGCCGCCACTGTGCATCGTGCGGGCGTAGCCGCCAGGATTCAGAGTGGAGGAACCCTCTGTTTTAACTTCACGACCATTCACGCGAATGGCTGCCATGCCTAAAATCATGCTGCCCCCTTAGAGCTTGAATTGGATCAGACCAGCCAGAACGCGGAGCTGGTTGATGATGTTCGGGTGAGCGACAAAGTTGAGTCGGTTCTGGTCATTGGTGTCACGCTCAACAGCCAGCGAGTCTTTGTAGTCATCGAAGTCTTCCACCAGCCCGGCAGGTTCCAACTCGGTCAGGAAGATATCCAGCAGTTCCTGGCGGCATAGCTTTGGTGTGATAACCGGCTGACCTGCTGCCAAGGTCTCCAGAACGTCATCATCAGCCAGTTTGTGGCGTGGGTAACGATTGGTGAACCTGTTCTTAATGACGTAGCGGATATGGCCCAGCGTTGCCGGTGAGGTGATATCCAGATAAGACACATCGGCATCGCCAAAACTGTTAACGCGGTAGGTCGTAATTTCACGTTCGATACACACGTTGCCGCCAGCGTCCACAAAGTGCGTCGCCACACCGTCGAACAGATGCAGGTTACGTTCGACCATATCCCAGCGCACTTCTTTGGCCGGGGCCAATAGACCAGGTAATGCTAGCGTTTGCAGTGGACGCGCTGGGTCGATAGCCAGGTTAAACGCCGCTACGCCACCATAAGTTGCAGCCCACAGATACGACGGTTGCGGGGCAATATTGGTGCCGATAGAGGTGATCAGGAAGTCATTGCGGGTGCTTCCCCAGGTGCCAGTTTGTGCATGGGTACCACGAACAGCGGTATACGCGATGGCCTCAATCATCTTGAGTGGCCCCCAGCGGGTCAGCAACTCATCGCGCAAGTTGTTCAGACTGGCCACATCGTTAAATGGGCAGACGATATGGTTAAACCATTCATCACCCAGGGCTGCGACCACTTCAGCCATTTCTGGCGTGCCGGTACCACCAGTAAAGGGGGCAGTGGTGACACTTAAGCCAGCCGGAGTCTGTTCACCAACGTAGTAATTCAGGCGCACGTCAAAGTCATTGGTTGTTTGACCTTTCCACTTGGCCGTCAGCACTATCGTGCCCGCTTCGTTGGCTTTTACTGCCGCTGTGATTGGCAAAGTTGTTTTCGCATTAAACGCAGCAATCACCGCCGTGGCCACAGTGGCCGCAGTATCACCGGCTTTGACGCCGACCTGAACAGTTACGCCGCACACCAATAACGCCAACGTACCTGCCGCAGTGGCGGTACCGGAAACTTTCAGCTCTGATTGAGCCTCGGCACCTTCAGCCAGGTCAGCAATCCCCATTGCCCAGGTTTCGGTGTAACTGTTGCCTTTGCGCAGTGCCTTGAGCATTTCCGCCAGCATTGAACCACGGCCATAGAGCTGATCGGCGGTGCTGTCACTGGTGATACGGTTTTGGGTAAGGGCCTGGGCGGTGCCAGCTTCCAACTGCTGGCCAATCACCAGGATTTTGTGTTGCTGCGCCGGAGCGCTATCCAGTGCCAGGGAATTATCGATTGCGATATAGACCAGAGGCACGCGGATATCATTGGGAATGGATCCTAACGGCATGAGTTACTTCTCCGCTTTGGTTGGTTTAATGGCTGGCGCTACATCAACCAGCTCAGTTTTTGGCACCAGGATTTCGCTCACCTCCAGGTCACCTTCAGCAATTCGGCGCAGCCAGAAGGCCGACAGCGGCACGGTTTCCCCCTCGGAGGCCAATAACGTGCCATCGGGCTTACGCACCTGTACCGTCTCCGATTTGGGTTTAATCACTTTAATTTTCATTGTCCTGCTCTCGCACGTTAATCACGCCGTTAATGACTGGTGCGCCGCCTGGCGGTATCACTGTCATCCCCAGCCGGAGGAAATCAGGCAACGCGCTGATATCCGTTTCTTCATCCAGTTTGAATTCTTGGCCCCAGGTCACAGCCCACATGGTCACGCCAAGGTCATCCAGGCTTCCGCTATAGATGTTCTCGGCGGAAATGCTTTCTGCTTTTCGCTCGGCCCCCATTCCTTTAGTCGCTTCAGGTGTCGCCAGTCGGCGGGCCAGCTTGGCAACCATCACCTCGGCACGCAGATCGCGGCCATATCCCCAGGCATCGGTGGCCATCACATACGCCACCCAGGTCACCAGCCCAACCGTACCGCCAGCCGCGTAACGGATATCTCGTACACGTAGCGCCGCCACACGCACGGAACCATCGCGATCAGTGAGATGTCGTTTAACTTCATCTGGGCTGTTGAACTGACCAATATGACGCTCTACCACGCGAACCTGGTCGGGATTAGTCCCCTGCAAAACGGGCTGAAGCCAGTTAACAATCCGCTCAGCGGCTGACACTGTGCTACCTAGGGTGACCAGGCTGGGACGTTCACTCACGGCAATACCTCTTTCCAAAAGTCACCAATGACGTGCAGCAGCTCGTTGCTGTTGCTGTTCGACAAACCAAGCCATTCACGCTGCGGGATGTTCATCATGCGGCTATGGGCACGCACGCTTTGCCATACCGGGTGTTTCAACGCCCGGCCAAATGCCTGGCGGATCAACCGTTGGTGAGCGCCGATGGATACGCTACCGGTGAAACCATCCTGGTGAATGCCTGGATATTTCAGCGGTGTACCCACACGCACCTGATTTCGCTCGGTGATAAACGTAATGCTGTCAAGCATGTCGCCGTCACCTTGCAACAGGCTTTGATTTCCATGGCGGGTCTTGGCATAGCCTTCAGACCAGTCTTGCCAGGCTTGTCCACCTGGTGCTTGTTTCTCATCGGCAATACGGCGGCGGGTTTGGGATTCAACCACCGCACCGATATTGTCCAGCAGCTCAGCACGTAAACCGCCATCTGCCAGGCGCTCCAGTGCTTTCTGGATATCAGCCAGCTTTTCAGCGCCTAACACCTCAACCTGTATACCCATCAGAGCACGCCTTTCAGGGTGTTACGGGTGAACAGGCGTTTGTTATCGCCAATCATGATGACCTTGCCGCCTGCACCCTCAGTGGGTTGTTCCAGTGTCGGCAAGCCCAGATCACGCTGGCCATTCGCGATTTCCTTCAGCGTCTTGATGGCATCTTCATAACGCTTGCGAACCAGCTCAGTTGCCTGGTTATCTCGATCAGCCAGCCAGTAAAAGGCGATGGAAATAGCCACCCGGTTCAGAATGCGGGGAACCGCTGTCTCAAGCGGCAGCTTGTACCGGCGAGACAGCAACGAGTTGATTTCCTCGTCGGTGTCCTCCAGTGCCTGGCTGATCGCTTCCTCATCGAGTTGGTTGGTTTCCCGATTGATTGCCACGTTCCAGAGATAGGAGCCGTCGGCAACCAACAAATCGGCACGGGTGGCGTAACTCATCATTCCCCCTGGTCAGAAATAACGGTTGGCAGAACGGTTACACGGAGATTCGGTTCAGCCTTCAGCCTGTCAGCGGTCTCGGTGCTGATGAATGGCACAATGCCATCGGCTGCTTGGCTGTCAGTGTTATCCGCATCCGGGGTATCGCTGACGAACACATTGACGCCTTCGTGTGGCCAGAACTGTCCGGCTCGATAAAAGCCGTTGGGTGAAACTGCCTGCACCATCAACACTTCAACATCCGGCAGCGTGGCAACATTGGACTCCGGCAACATGGGTGTAACCCCGTCAACTACTCCAGGTGCTGCCGAATTCGGTTCCGATGGCGAACCGGGCTGGGCAAGTGGCTGATAGTGTCCTGTAAGAGCTGACGCAGTAACCGGCGCTTTAACCGCTTGAGTTGTTTTTGAATCAGCCTGGTTGGTTTGCTCCGACTGTTTTTTGTCTGATTTTCCACTCACTGTTCCATCCTCTTTGTGGCATTAACGGGCGTTTAAACACCCGCTAATGCTTAGGTAAACATGGGTTAATGTGCCGTTGCTTATGGGCTTGGAGGCGCTGGCGGGGCCACTACGAATGGACTATTCACAATATCAACGTCTTTGTAGTAGATGTTGGAGTCACCTCCATCGACCAGCATGGCGTCGATCAGCTTTTTAGCGGCGGCGCGGTTAGCTTTGCCGACTACGATCGTTGTCGGTGAAATGCCCAGCGGTGTGCCGTTGTCTTTCTTCATGCCTTGCAGGATTTCCACAGCCTTTTCGTAGTTCTCTGTCGTCAGTGGTGCACGAGAACCAACGGCTGTTTGCCAGAAACCGAACCCGGCATTTGAGCGGCCATCCACACCAAACAGGAACTCATTGTTCTTGAAGGTGTGCTCATTGCTCAGGTCGTCGAGAGCATTGAAATCAAACTCCCGGCGGTTCTGATAGATGATTGGCTTCAGCACCTGGGAACCATCAATCAAGAACCAAGGCTCTCCGGTTTCGGCCCCAGTCCCTACGATGTTGCTATAGGTGCCGCCCGCCATTGGGTGGTCGGTATCAAAGAAGTTTTGGCCGTCGTAACACAGAGTGCTAAACCCGGCGACCAACAACGGGAAAGTCAGCTTGTCAGGGAACACCGCCGTATCTTGGCCAATGCGCTTGGCAATGACGCCGTACTGGCCAACCTGATCGTCTTCAATCGCTTCGCGTTTGACCTTGATAGAGCTTTCCCAGGTCTTGTTGGTAATGACGTAACCATTTTGAGACAGTTCAGCGAACTGGCGTGCGCCAATCCATTCTTTGATCTCCGGCCAGTCACCTAACCAGGCATAGGTGTTCGAGGCACCACCGCTGGGAATGACCGTAGCGATGGATTCATACAACGGCTTAGCACCTTCCAGGCCCTGGGTATAAGAGGCGCTCAGAGAGGTGGTGATCGCGTGTAATACTTCTGCGGATGGGGCTGGCATTATTGCTGTACCTCACGTTTAGTTTTTTCGGCCAGGAACGTCTCTTTGCTGATACCCATCGAACGGCAGGTTGCCAGCTCGACGTCGGTCAATTCCTGATTGGAGTGGCCCGGTTTTTTCTTGATCGGGTCAGAGTTAACGATTACCGGCGCGCCCTGGACGAACTCGGTGAATTGCTTACGGCCTTCTTCGCTGCGGCAGGTTGCCAGGTACATTTCGCGATTGGCTGGGGCTACTTTCCCGGTGGCAATCGCCCCATCAACCAAGACTTCGGCGTCCTTCTCGGCCAGCTCCTTCAGCTTGCCTTCTGCCGATTCGGCACGGTTGAGCGCCAACTGGTGGGTTTCCTTCGGCACAAAGGCGCTTAGGTCAGGGTTTTGCGCACGGTTGAGCGCTACTTGCTCGGCGCTTTTCAGGCTCTGGATGGCAGTGACACCACTTTCAACAGTGGCTTCCGCACCCAGGCCCAACGCCGCTGCAATCAGTTCATGCAGTTTCATGTCGGTGTTCTCCGAGTTAAGGGCAGGTACTAGCAAATTAGGTTTGTTGGTCAGGCCGACACTGGACAACTGCGTTACCTGGCCATCGGCTGTGAAATAGAATGCGGGGCTGTAGTAGCGGTACTTTTTCCCCTGAATGATTTTTTCACCGTCGGCGTTCCAGGCAACACGCGCCCAAATCTGATCGCCCTGAATTTTCAGGTCTTCAATCCAGCCGTAGGCCGGGGCATCTTCGCCTTTCGGGCCTTTGATTTCGGTGGCGTGCTCCATGTCGAACGGCAGATGGTTGTATTGCAGGGACTTGGCAATAACCGCTTCGGGTTCATTGTTCACCCATGCACGACCATCACGCCCAGTGAACGGGCCGATAGGCAGCATCGGTAACCAGGCAGGTATTTGGTTATCAACGTAATCAGGCAACTCAAAACAGAGCGCCAACAGTTCAGCAGGCATGGGGGAATCCGCATAAAGAAATCATGCAGACAGTGTGACGCTAGGGGGAGGGATAGACGGATTAACCGCTTTTACTGTATTGGAGGTATGGAACCGTGTTTAAAACACGTTTAAAAGCGCGTAGGAACGTTTAACAAAATTTCTACGCGCCATCGTACCACACACCGATAAAACGTCACTACGCGCGTTTCAGCGTGATTATTTAACCTGGTTGAATGCCACCATCAAAAACTTGTTGCTTGGCTTTGAGCTGCCGCTCAAGCGCAGCCTGGCGGCTGATGCCTGGATTGTAATTCCAGCCCGGATCAATTCCTTCAGGAACTGCTTCCTCCTCACCCGTTCGTTTGTTCAACCACTTCACATTTTTCACCGGTGGTGCCTGAGTTTTTAACGGGACTTTGACTCGCGATACCTGGCCGGTAGGTTGGCCATTGTCGTCGAACTCTGGGGCAGTTTGCGTAACACCGTCCTGCACCATTTGGTCATATTCGTACTTGCTAACCTGGCGAACACCACACTTGCACCCCCAACCATTCGGCCCTATGTGTGTTAGCCAGAACGGGTGATCCACTGGCAAGCAGATATTGGCCCATTGGAGGTGATCAACGCGGTGCTCCCTGGATGGCCCCAGTGTGTATATCAGGTAAGGCATTGCACGCTTGGTTCGCTCTATACGTTGCCATTGGCCTGCACTACGCGCCGTGCGCATGTTGGTATTGTAAATGGTGCGCAACCGGCTATCACTGCCGAGCTGCACCGTTTTTGTTTCGCCGGTCACGGGGTCATCCATGTCACGAATACCCCACCAACCACGCTTCACCAGTAGCGGCTCCAGCAGCCGCTTGAACTCGGTAAATGTTTGCCCCTGTTCCAGGGCGGTTGTCACAAGCTCCTTTACGTCATTGAGTAAATCGAGCTGCGTCATTTTAGCCACGGTGAATGCGGCGCTGTGCTCCTCTAGCCACACATCGCGATAATCAAAACCGGGTTGCAGCTTCTTGGCGTTGAACCAGGCTAACGATTCTTTCGGGATAATATCGGGGGTCTTATCAGCCATGTTTCCGCCCGTAGTAATAGCCATTGAAGATAGTCCAGTACGTATGATGTTTCACGGGCCACAAGGGCCTTTGAAAGCAAAGGTGTTCACGGCGCACATGTTTAGTTCGCATCGGTTACATCCCCCATTGCTCGTGCCTGGAAACAAAGCCGGGTCATGCCTTCGATAAATTCTCCAGCATCCATATCAGCTTGTAGCTCCGGCAGACGAGCCAGGAACTCTTCATAGCTGCTTACCTCATGGGCTAGCGCCAACACTGGGTTGGTGAATGATGGGCCAATACGCTGCCAATCGCTGATCGCTTCATCTGTCAATTGGTCGATATCGTCCGGGGCTGATTGGCGGTTAAGCGCAATATGCTGCCGGTTCATCGCTGGCAACATGGAATAACCGTTTGCTGCATTACCCGCTGGTTGGAATGTTTTTGCACCAGCCTCCGGTTCCGACAGACCAAACTTATCACGCACCTCTGACATTTGGATTTCCATACCCCGGTCAATCATTGGCACCAGGGCTTCAACGAGAGCTTTTAAATCCTCCGGCTCGTTAATCCTCAAGCAAACACGTGGGTAGTTATCCTGGATCCCGTAGTTAAGCATGATGAACGGGCGAACCAAGAACTCATTAAGCGTGTTTTCAAGCTGGCGAGCATCCCACCGGGCGATATCCATTCGCACATCGTTATGAACGTTTGCCTGGCTTTGACTGCTGCCGTCGTCGGTGGTCATCGTTTGGCCCAGTACGGCCTTACTGGTCTGGGCATCGCACCATTCCGCCATGCTTTCAAATAAAACACCACCACCCTGGCGGCTGGCAGTTTCCTGCATGTCAATTTGCATAGATTGAGGAATTGCGCACCCGGCATCTGAAGCCAAAGACGCTATGGCGTCAATCAACGTTTGGATATCTTCAGCGCTGGCATTATTGCCATATTTACCCACAGTGATCGGTAAGCCGAATTTCTCACCAAAGGCCCACCAATCACGAACCGTGAATGACTTCAGCATATACATGACGGCAACCAAGCGAGCCAGGCCATTACGCAGGGGTAAACCAGACTTCAAACGAGGCTGATGCGTGATGAACTTATACGGTGCCAAAGGTTCACCAATGTTAGGCTCTGCTTCAGTGATTACCCGCACCTCACGCAGCGTGTCTTTATCCGGCTTGAGAAACCGAGGGTCTACCCAGGAATAGTCACGCGGCATCCAGGGAACTTTATTTGTATCCCAAAGAATTTCTATCACTGCCAACCCTTTACCCAGGCCATCGAGCAAGTCAAAGAGCAGCTCAGGGATTTGAGGGCGCTCCATCATCACACGTACTGCATCAGCCAGCTCAACATCACGGGCCTCATCACTTGCGGCTTCAACTGTTGGCTCAATCCCGGCGACCTTCAGTTTTCGGGTACGCAGTACGCTTGAATAGTGGAGATCGCGTTCCTCCATTTCTTCAGCCAGGATGAAATAGTCCGTAGCATCCCCCTCAGCGGCACGGCGTAAGACGCTGGCGAGGCGTTGAGGTGTGATGGTACTGGCGACGCTGATGCCAGCATGGGCACGGCGAACGCCAGTGGTTCGAGCACGAGTCTGCTCGGTCTGCATCTCCTCTTTGCTGATGCTGACTGACTCGCCATTAGTGGGGTGGATCAGCTTACGAATAACACCCGTTATTTTGTTCAACATCACAGAAGCCCTCGTTGGTTCTTCAGCCCACGTGTGATACGTACCTGGCGGCGTTCTTCACGTTCTTCAGGCCGTTGTAATTGGTTTATGCGGTGCAGCTCGTAGCGTTGGCAGTCTTCTTTACTGGCCAAATAAGCCAGGAAAATAGCAATTGCGGCGTCGCCGTGGCGCTTTTTACCATCGCTGCCGGTAGTGCGGCTGTCGTCAATCCCCGGCACGCCGCGCAGCATTTGGATAGCGCCCAGGTCATTGATCACGTCCTCATGCTTGGGAAGAACTATCTCGTCATCTTCAAAGGCGGATTTAAAGCGCGGCATGTTTTCGCGGTAGTGCGGCACCGATAACATCACTTGTTCCACTTCATTGCCGTAACGGTAAGCGGCTTGCTCAGCCAGATACTGACCGTTACCACGGGCATCAAGCTTGATGCCATCGCGGCGAGGTAACCGATCACAGATAAAGTACAGCGCCTGCTCCTGTTGCTTGAATGGCACGTTGGCCAACTCAACCAGGAACGGTACCTCTCGGGTCGTATCGTCGTTGACGATGATCGGCGCAAACACCGTCAGGTCTCCGTTACGCGCAAAGTCTTCACCCAGCGCATGGCGCAAATGCTTAGGTAAGCTGTTGAGCACCGGCAATACCGTTGTCTCTAGCCAATCCTGCATTTCCAGGGCGCGGAGGGTCTCAGGCATGGCGTTGAATTCAGCCGAACCCGTAAAGCGCAATACAGGGCCAGTGCCTCTGGCGGCACGTTCACGAATGGAACGTGGGAGGTAAGTACCTCCGCCATTTTTTGGCACGCAATAATATTCCTCCAGGGCGTCATCCTGGGTCGCTGTGTCGCGCAGTAGGTCAGTCTTCCACTGGCCTTCCGCTTCCTCGCTCCAGTCACGCCTTTTTACCTGGCAAATACGCTTATACAGACCATCGTGACACGCATCGTCTAGGGTGATTGTGTGAACAGAATAACGCTTCTTCCCGGCACGACTATCTTGGATCAACTCGTTGAACAGATTTTCCGTGCCATTGTGTGTGCTGATGAGTCGGACTTTCGCGCCCCACATCGTCAGCGCTAAAGCGGCTTTGAGCACTTCGGCCAGGCGTTCATGGAAAGCCGCCTCATCAATGGTTACGTTGCCTTGCATACCGCGCAAGTTGCTTGGGTTACTGGATAACGCTTGCACCTTAAAGCCGCTGGCAAAGTAAATGACAAACGTCAGAATGTCCTTGTCATCATCCACCAGGACTTCTTCACAAACGTCTTCCGCTGCCAGGTCATAGGCTTTGGCCCACATCGCCGCCGCATCGATAAACTCGCGAGCCATCTCCTTGTTTGAGCCAACGTAGAAATGGTTTGTGCCGCCCGCTGATTTTGTTTTTGAGGCCGTCAAGGCAGCGTCAGCCGCTTCCGCCCAGGTAATACCGGTACGGCGCGATTTCTCCGCAATTTTTAACGGTGACTCATCGGCAATCCATCGGCGTTGATAGCCAAGGAGGACTTCATTTTCATCGAAGTCCTCCCCACCGATAACGCCCGTTGCAATAGTATTTAAACTGGCAATTAGCATCACACGATCCCCAGTATCTGACGTTTGATATCCGCTGCTTTTTCTGCGGACAGGCCCGCCTGAGAAACGATTTTTTCCGTTGTTGAGGCGACTTCTTCGGCGAATGCCTGGCGAATTTCTTTCTCACGTTTATGGCTGACCATCTGCGCCGATTCAATGCGTTGAGCGACCAGCGCCAATTGGCCTAGTGCTTTAGGTTCAACGGTTTTCTCGGTCTCAGCTAGAGCCATTGATGTTTCAAATGCCAGGGTTTTCACAAACTCCATTAACAACTTGCCGACGTCGGACGTCGGCGCAGAACCTAACTTGGCAGCCCATATCTCTGCCATTTCGCGAGAGGCGCGAATCTTTGCACCGACTGACTCCATGCGGCTGGCGTAGCGATTCAGGCCTGTGCGGCTGAGTTGCATATCATCAGGCAAATCATGATGATCTATCAGCTCATTGATGGCCTCGCGGATTTGTTCCTGGGTGTGGCGTTTATCACGCAACATCTGATGGAGGGCATCGCGGATACTTTCGGGCAACAGGTCTATCTTTGACGCGCGGCCACGGGTTGGTTTTTCATCGGCCATGCTGGCTCCTTTCGCGCTCAAGTTCTGCAAGTATGCCTTTGCGTCGTTTGATAATGACACGCTGCAATGCCTTCCAGGCACGCTCAGACTCCGGGTTATCTCTCAACACTTGCGCGAGATAACCTTCCGTCACGATCTCGTTATAGGGTTTACCCATTTCCTTTTCTAAGAAGGGCTTGAGCACACTACGTTCGATTTCGGACGCAACAAAGAACGTCGCCAATTCATCCAGGAACGTCCGAACAGCGGCAGTGTAAGGTTTAGCCTTGGTCATAGTTACCCCCGCGCCCGTGGTTTTTTAACGCCAGGCACAACAGCCAGGCCGTTGGCAACGTCATCACCACGTCCAGTGAGACCAACGACATAGCACCCGGCCACGTCGCTGAGTGTGACCAGACCTTGCTCCGCCAACCAGCTCAGGTGCGTGCGCACCACATCACGGGAAACGCGGTGGCCGTACGCTTGCAGGCAGGTTTGCAATACAGATTCATTGGCGCTGTCACCACAGTCCAACAGAGAGCGCAGGATTACCAGCCGCTGATCGCTATCAAGAATTTCTCGCATGGCCATGGCCTCACTTATCCTTTAGTTCGTTTTCCAGAAGTAGATCGCTGACGTGTTTCACCTGGCGAATTGCCGGGCCGAGTTCCCGCAGGTCTCCCCGTAAATTGCTCATTTCAAGCTGCAACTGATGCAGGTCTTTTTGGCTGGGTAGCCCTGCAATAGTGTTTTCCATCGACTGCATACGTGTACGAAACACATCCAGTTCTTCACGCTTCACATACGTCTTGGCCAGTAGCAACTGGATCACGTTAATGCCCGACATAAACAGCGCCCAGATAATGGCCCAGTTACCTTTGACGATTTCCCAATCCACGCTGGGCCTCCTGTAGTTCTCTGATTTCTTGGCAGCTCACACAGCACACCGCATCCGGTAAGGAAGCCAAGCGCAGGATTGGAATCACTGCTCCGCAGTCATCGCAAAAACCGTGGTTAATCGGGGTGGCTTTAACACGGTTTAAATGGGCGTTTAACGCCCGTTGCCGGTCATCAATTTCCAATGCGCTAGCGCGGTCAAATTCGTCAGCCATTACTTAACCACCGGCATTTTGTGTTTGCTGGATTTGCTGAAGCGGGCGAACCCATCCAGCGTACGGAAACCGAGGTAGCCCAGCGCTGGCGTGGCCAACATCAAGGCAATATCCCAATCTGGTTCAGGCATACTCATAGTGTGGCCCGCCGCCGTAGCGATGGCCGCAACTTGCTGCCCGATGGCCAGCAGTAGTACATAAAGAATGCAGCTATACAGAGAAAGCCTGGCCATCAGTGGCCTGGTACGCCGTACGTACTCATCCACTGCGTTGTCACCGCTGCGGATAGTTTCCTGCTGTTCATGATGTGCGGCCTGTTGGTCTGCCAAAAGAGCCTTGTCTCGCTCTAACTGGAACTGTTCCAACTGAACTTTCAATGACTGAAGCTGAACGAACTCGGCTGGCGGGAGCTGCGCCAATTTCTGTTCGAGTACGCGTTGTTGGTCTTGTGGGCTGACTGCTCCGTGAACTGCCTCAACGATCCCCGCAACAGAGTCAGCGGTTTTGGCCGTATCCCCACCAAACAGACTACCGACAGAACGAAGCACGGCAGGGCCAGCTTTCATCAAAACGCTGGCAACGGCTGAAATGGTTATTGGATCCATGGCAACAGCCCCTTAATCACAGCTTGTCGAAGGGCAACCACACCGGCAAAAAAAGCCACGACCTGAACCGCAGATTGTGGCCCAATGAAAACCGCATATAGCGACAGCATGTTACCGACGGTAACAGTCACCGTTGACGCAAATTCCCGTGGTGTAAACGGCTTGTATTCCATAGCCATTGCAGCTCCGGAAATGCATCCCCCGAGCAATGCCAGGAACCAAAATCCAAGAGATGCAAATTCCACGCTCAACGCTAACCCTAATGAGCTGACCAGCAAAACAACGGCCAGCCAGGGCGAATCAATGATTTTCAACATGGTGTTTTTCCTTGTAACGCTGGCATTGCCAAGCGATATCCCTGGGGCCGACTGACTCCCAGCCCCTCCTGTAAAAGCTGGCATGAGTACCATCGCAACCCCTGTAATCAACCGGCTCCGGTTTGGGGCCACCAGCCATACGGTGAAGCACCTCTTTTTTGAGGCGATCACGTCGGCCATTACGGAATGATTCATCCCAACCTTTGCCCACAGTTAGCCCCGAACTACCGAGACAGAACCCCCCACAACTTCCCAGGCAGCATTCGCCACGCTGTCCAGGCGGTTAAACCAGCCATTGAGGTATTTGGCCTGGCTGGAATTAGCCTTCATTATTTCGGCGTAGTAACGCGCCCGGCGCAGCAGGTAACGAGTGAGGAGCCATTCAGGATCTGCGGACAAAACGGCGGCTCGGGTTTTGGCGCCAACGATGCCATCCGCTGTTACACCGGCTGCATCTTGCAGCAGTGAGATAGCCTTTTTAACGCCATGTTGAACGGCAGCGTCAAAGACGATCAGCGAGATGCCATCCGGCCAATTAGGGCAATAAGATGGATACCAGTAATCACGGAAATAAATTTGTCCGGATTGTTCGAGGGTTAATTCTTTAATGCGGGTGTCTGGTTTACCGTCGCCATCGACGTCGGTCATGCCATCGGCAATGCCGTCACGTTTATCGGAAATACCAAACTTGGTTTCACCGCCTCTGTCCGTGGGGTCATTGACATAGCCACCTTCTTTGCCAAGGACAAAAGCAATTGCGTGATTAAAAGCTGGGGTAGGATTGAATTGACTCACATTTGCACCTCTGAAAATCTGACTGGATAAAGTAATCAGTAGAATTCCATAGTGCGGCAGGCATAAAAAAAGCCGGATTAACCGGCTTTAATGCATAGTCTAAAGGGATTTTAATTCCAGGTAACAAAACCTTCAATTTTACACGCTATAACTGGCGTACTATCAAAGGCAAGAGCTTTTGCTGAAAACATGTAGCCATCAACTAAATCATTTTCTGCACTGCCCATGTTCATAGCAGATTTTACTATGACATTTTTAATTGAGTTCAGTTGCTCCAACTCAACCTTTGGCATGACTACATTTGCCAGGCTAGAACAGACTGATACAACATGTGCTCCTTCAGCTTTGGAGTCTTTCCCAGGCAGCATCATGATTGCTGAAACAGCATTGTCAGAAATAGAATAAGCATCATGGCCCACCTGGGCTGTCTTTAATTTCATACCCGAATCAGACTTAGCATCTTGCCATTGATTCTGCTGTACTAAATTCAGGGAGTGAAACTTATTAATCAACTCACTTTGCTTAGGTAAATATGTATCTGCATTAACAATGTTTGCGTTGAAAAATAAAATTGCCATTAGGCCAACAACACTTATCCTTTTCATCGTATCCTCAAAATAGCTGCGGTTGTCTTTTCTGGGTTTCTAGTCGCCTCATCCTTCGGATAGCTTTATACACGGTTTTGAAGGTTACATGGTAGCGATTCGCAAGTTCCTGCACATTACGGCCATCAAAATCTTGCCAGATTTTAATGTCCCTAACCAGAAATTCAAGTGCCTGGCCACGGGGTAAATATACCTGGATACCACCAATTTGCTTGCTGATTGCAACCACCAGTTCAAGGGAGTGGTTGGGATTTCCACCCAGCCGTTCCAACTCTGTTTTCAGCAAAGCATTGAGTTCGGCAAGTAGGGCCGGGAACTTGGCGCGCTCGGCTTCATCGCCTTCGAAATGCTCCAAAATGCTGTCATCACACTCATCGTCGAACAACTCAAGATTATCAGCCATTTTTTCCCCCTTGGGTACGCTCCAGCCACTCGATGCCGCCCGGTAGCGTCGTTACATCTCGACCAAAACCATGCATCTGAGCCAGGTAATCATCGCGACCACGGTCATGATCAATTTCACGTTTGCCAGCATCCTTTTCACGGACTGCGATATTACTGCTCTGCGCAAATATCTGCTCCGAGGAACGGTAAACCTCTAACAAATACCGGTGATTGTTCAACGGTTTTGTATCGCCGTTATTGCGCTTGGCCCGTATGCGCTCGACAGTTTCACTTAACGCATGAGTAAGAACCCGGCCAGGCTGGTGTTGCTCCAGAACCTCATTAACTAATTTCACGGCGCGTGAGTTCGAGAGGTTTGATTTTTCAGGTCGGAACAAAGCGATATAGGCCACCATAGCTTTTGCTCCAGCGCCAGGTAGCTTGGTCAAAACCTTCAGTAACTCCCGGCCTGCATCATCTTCCAGGAGAGCGTCAAGGTGTAGATCTGAATGGCATACTGGACAACGTGCGATTTTCATAAACTGTCCTCATAAGCATCAGCAATAATGGCGTAATCTCGCGACTCAAAGCCGGTACGTGGGTTAACTGGATAGGGTTTATGTCTGGCCTGCATTGACTCCAGCATTAAACGAATATGCCATTGCTTAATACACTCCAGCACCCTTAATGCCAACCAGCCATCAAGCCAGCCCACTTCATCAACGCCAACCCCTTTATTGAGTTGCGAGGTCATGCGCTTCACATATGCGTTCAGAGCCAATTCACTATCACTGCCAACAAAACCATGGCGAAACATGACGAGCCAGATCGCCCGGATTTTTGTTGTTTCTTCAGCACGGGGTTTACCCTTTGAATTTGGTTTCACTCGCTCAGATGGTTTTTTTAAAGAGCGTTTAAATCCACATTGTTTTAGTGCTGAATAAACATCATTCAATTCTGCAAGAGACATTAAGCTGCAACTGGTTTTTCCATTTGCAGTGTTGGCCAACAATACGCGATACGTATCATCGTCCATTTTTAACTTACCTTTGGCTACATGAATCAGCCTGATTAATTGCGGCTTATCCATCATAAATACCTCTATAAACTTGATTTTGGCGTAAACGCATCCTGGCGCGACTACGCCAATAAATTGCAATGATGATAATTAAACTGCGGTCAGCGTGGTAACTCTTACGAAATATGGCGCTTTGTTGATCTCGACAACAGTGCCAGATTTTTCAAAATCTCGCGCAGGCCCCAGGGTTTTCACCAGGATAAAACATATTTCCTTTGCAGGTTGATAACTGAATACAGTCCCGGCTTTATGCGTTCGATTGAATTCCTTGGCGCTTATTGGCTTCATATTAAACCCCTGAGATATCCAGGCTAATCTGTACATACTTGCCATTTTTCTGGCGTTCATAAATCCGTAAATACTGGCTGGTTCCAGTTATCGTGATTGAGTCGGCGATAGCCTCCATCGCTTCACGCCATTTGTCATCATCGATATCCAACTGGCGCAGACTGAGTACCTGGTTAACATCAATACGGCCCTGCTTATTCACCCGGAATGCGTGCTCAACAAGCGCCCGCAAATTATCACTGGCACCATCTGACCAGGCGATCAGACACTCATCAATAAGCTTTTTCGCTGCCTGAATACGCTCGTCAAACACCCGGTGATCACCAATGGCCCGGCGTACCTGGTAGCGACCATCAAAGCTAGACAACAACACGTTGCCTTTTGCACCGCCGAATTCAACGCCGTACTCGCTTGCCGAGAGGTCAACGAAATCTTCAATTTGCCCCATGGACTCAATTTTAAACACGGCCATTACTTCACGTAGGGCCTTGGCCGCTGAGACAATTTTCAGCACTACATCATCACGCAGTTTATCAACAGGGCGGATTAGATTTTCAGGCACCAGATGGCCCTGTGCGTTTTTACGGTAGCCGGTTTGTTCAATCTCTTTATTCATGACTTTCACCTTTAATTAAGTCTGCGTAATTTCTTTTGGCGACATTTGAAAAATACATTAATGCATCCATTGCTGAATGCTGGTCATAGGCTTCAGGAACACCCGGAACCAACAATTGATTATTGATGCGGGAATGCCGCGCTAATACATCAATGACTTCCTTCACTGCCTTTTCTTCTTGCCCAACGAGGATTGGTAACGCACCGTCTGGGGTGACGTTGCCAAACTCGATTAAGCCACTAGCCCAGGCATAGGCGATAAATTTCATAGATTACCTCCAGTAAATAATGCAGCCCTGGATAGTTGCGGCAGAGACTGCGTGATAGTTGTGAGCCTTGCGTTTTAAGTCGGCATCCGGTGCTGTCACTTCTACGATTGGTCGGGAGCGGCTGACATTCACATGCTTAATTTCGATATTGCGGCGTTGCAGCCAGCCCAATGCATTCACCAGCTTCGTTGGGTTAATCATGCGGATGTTCCTTCCAGGTCTTTAACTGCGGCGCGAATATGCTTTTCGGTCATAGCTTCGTTACTGCCACGTGCAAACATCGACGCCAAACGGAGGGTGTGGGAGATGGTGCGCAACGCGCCAGGCTTGTCCGCCAGCGCATGGATCAACTCCCGTTCTGCTTTGCCATTCAGCCCCCACGCATCGGCTATCGCTTCCACGTCAGCCTTCTTGGTTTTCAGGATTGAAACCTTTTTTGCTATACGGCTGAAGAGGCGGGCAAAGTCCATGTTACGGCTACTGCCACCAGTCAATTTTCCGTAAACCTGATGGTTACCAATCAGCGCCAAGCCAACGCCGGTTTCTTCTTGCAAAATACGCAACTCCTCAAGCACGGAGTAATCTAGGTGATCGGCTTCATCGACCAGTACCACACCATTAGTGCCACGCAATTTGCGACGGATAGCGCGGCCTAACTGACCAGAACGGCGCGGTGCGTCACCAATACCCAGCTCCAATGCCAACTCATACAGGCATTCACTTAGGCTCGAGCGTGACGGGGATACTGTTATCAGCCACACGTTTGGACGATCAGCTGCGAACTGCTGAAGTGCGCGGGTTTTTCCAACACCAGAGTTGCCATAAATGACCGTGATACACTGCGCCAGTTGTGCATATTGCAGCGCATCCCAAATTTGCTTAACGGTTCGCGTAGGGATGAAATCAGGGGCTACCGGCATATCATTTGCACGGCGATTGCGGTTATCCAGCCACACACTGATTTTCGCAGCGACGCCATTGTTATCACCGCGATATTCACCCTTAACGAATTGAGAGATTACGCTGGTTGATATTCCCGCTTCACGGGCAACGGCGGCGTAAGTCACATCGGAGCTTTCAACGATGGTGCGAACTTTTGCGCGAACATCAGCAATCTTTTCTTGTTGTTGGTCTAACTCAATTACGTTTGTCATAATTACTCTCCATTAAATCTGTTTATTCTGAAACGCGTTATATAGCTGGCTTATTGCATTGCTAAAGGCTTCTTCTGACTCATCTTCTTCAATCCTTTCCTCCACCATTTGCTTACGTAGCGTATTGCCAACAGGGCGCAGCATTTCCACCACCCTGGATTCAGGTGGGGCTGGCGGTACGGTTTCTGGCATGAGTTCGGCAGCTTCGAGCGCCGTCATTCGTTTCGCTGCTGCGGCGGCTTCCTTGGTGCGTTTAACAAATTGTGTACGGTTGCGGTTATGCTCTCTCGCCGCCTGTGTATCGCCAAAGCCGGTTCTTTCGATACAGGTCGCCTCGCAAATAAAACGCCCGTCTAGCGTGTAACACAGGACACTCTGATGCAGGTTCTGCGGGTCGAAGCGCACCACAATCTTGTTCGGTTTGACGCCCAGCAGCCGTTCGCTGAAGTAGCGGTTTTTTCTGGCCTGAACTTTGCCGCCAGCTTCCATAACAAATGTGCCGGACTCGCTGATCCGCACCGCTTCGGCGGGCAGCAAAAGCAAACGACGTTGCTCTGGCGTTGCTTTACGAATAGTGGCCTGTTCATAGCTTTCTTCGAATGCCTGATCAAATGACAGGATGCCCCGGCACATCTCTGTATGGCGCTTAGGCTGGCGATTCCAAAACGCGATCCCCTCAGCCAATACCTTCAAAAACTCTGCTGCATCAATAACCCGGTCACCGTAATTATCAGGCTTGTCCATCGGGTTCGGGCCAGTATGAGCACCTGCCAAAGCCGGGTGTTTATCAACGGTTTCACCGAGACCGCCATGAGAAAATGCGCGTTCCACTGGTTTAGCCTGGCCATGACCACGGCCAAACAAGACGCTAGTCCAATGCAGTTCGATACCCAACAGCGGGATAATCCCTTTAGGGTCGTCTTCTTTTATTTTGAAGCGATACCGGTTAGGGACACCGCCGGTAGTCCATTTGTTTGCCGCCGCCATCGTGTTATCGATAGTCAATTTGCGTGGTATACCGAAGCGCTCAATCATGTCGGAAAGGGAGAGCCGGATTGAGTCGCTGTTCTCACTGACGTCGGTACGCCATGCCAGAATTTTGCGGGTCTTTACGTCCTGCCAAATCCAGGTTTTAGGGCGGATAACCTCACCGTTAAACCAGCGAACAAACACGTTATGCTGATAGCCGTCGCCGTTAACCCATTCCATTGCCGTCAAGTCGGCAACAGTGCGCTCTTGAGAAGGGAATAGACGCATAGCAGCATGTTCCCCCTCGCGAAGAAGAACGCGTTGTTCAATAGGAACCTCACGCTCCAGCTTGCGACGGATGGATGACAGGCTTGGAATACCCCATTCGCGAGCCTGGGCGGTTTCAACTAAACGGCCATATGCGGTGCGCAGCGCTGGGCGCTCCGGGCGCAAGAAATCAGCCAAAAAGAAGTCCCACGCTTCCTGATCACAATCAGCCTCTTTTTTACGACGGGTTTCGATGCTTTTACCGTACTGCCCCAGCAGAGCCGCCATCCAATCTTCACGGGAGAATTTGCGGGCCGAGTAGTACCAGCGACGAACGGATGCAACTGATACCTCATGGGTTTCGGCCACTGCATCGAATGCGGTCACTACGTCAATACCTGTATCAATTAAGGCAGTAACAGCTTGCACGGCTTCGGTCTTTTTCTGCGCGGCAAGCCGCTGCTTTTCAGTAGCCGATTCCCAGTGATGCCAAAGAGCTTCACGGCAATAAGAGTCTTCTTTCCTACTCGGCACTTTGTAGGTTTTTTCGCCCAAACATATCTCGCCGCGTTGTTTCAACACGTATGCGCGGGCAACTGGTGCCAAGCAGTTGATGTTGTATTCAAACGCTTTAGAACCTTGGCGCTTTCTCCGAATGTCTGGCTGGGCTAACGCTTGTTTATCCATGGCCATTCTCAGACCGCGTTCGGTTGTTGGGTAACCTGGTACGCCTAAGATTTCGGTTATTGATAACCAAATGTTGTTGCTCATGCTGACATCGCTCATTACGCAGCCTCATCACTGTAACGAGTTGGCCAAATGTCAGCAGGGCTAACACCAATGACAGTAGCTATAATGTTTTCACCCTTTGGCCAATGACGATCCAAAGCGTTATTCAAGGTTCTTGCATGCCAACCTTGAGCACGAGATATAGCCGCCAAGGTGGTTCCTTTTTTCTTCACGGCTGCAACAATGTCTGCTCTATGCCAGTCATTTTTAATGGTTCCATTTGGAGCCATATTTTGAGAAGCTACGGGGTTATTCAT